CTGGCCTGCGGTGGGCTTGTTCTGCAGGATGCCTACTATGTCATCGGCTGCACCATCGCTGAGGTCTACCTGATCCTCGGCACTCATCTCGACGATACCATACTGTTGTGCAGAAAGGTCGTTCTCTGCGATAAAGGAGAGATCGAGGTTTCCAACACTTATTTCAAACTGTTCTCCGGACATGGTTTATCTCCCCCTGCGCTGCTCAGCAACATATTGATTGTAGAGATCCTCGTTGTCCTGGCAGGCCTTGGTAAAAGCCTCAGGGTAGCCGCCTTTCAGCCCCTTCTCGACATAGCTTTTGGCTATGCCAGTAAGCTTCTCTTCGGCAGAGCCGGCCAGTGGCCCGGTGTTGGACTTGCCGATCTCTGCGAACAGCTCGCCCTGTTTGACACGCTCATCAAGAGCCTTCAGGATAGGATCGAGCTTACCGAAAGCCTCCGGAGCCTTCTGAGAGATCTCCTTGAGGATCGGGCCAACATCAGACGCACTGCCTAAAGAGGGCATGGTCGCGGCCTTCTCGATGAACTCCTTGGTAATTCTCACGTCCCGCTCTTCATCGAGCTTCTTCTTGATCTCGGCCTTCTCGATCTGCTCCTTTTCGATAGCAGCATCGACGGCCTTCTTGATCTCGATGTCGCGGTTCTTGCGTTCTTCTAAGAGGGCCTTCTCGACAATACTGTCAATATCGGCCTTCTCGACATGAGCCTGCACAGGCTCAACCGATTTAGCCCCAGCGGGCTCATTATCTACCATTTTATCACTTTCCGTTAATTCATCTACCATTTTGATAATAGCGATCTTGCGACCATTGGCCGCTTTACCGACCCAATCGATGCGGTCTAGCTCTTCGTCTATCAGCTCAAAATAGCCGCTACTTGGGGTTTCGTACTTCGCAATATCGGTTTTTGTTATACCGCCAATTGCTCGTCTGACACCCCTCCCCTGGCGACTGAGCCCCGTGATCTCACCCGATTTTATGCCTTTCCAGATGTCGGGGTCATCGACCTTATGGCCTTGATACCACGTGCCGGCCTTGAGCACCTGGTCGCCCAACATTATACCGTCTTGCTGAGTGACCACATTCTCGATGATTGAAGCGGAAATGGCGTTCTTGTGGTGCGCTCCGACGCCGGGTGTACCAAACTTCTGGAGGCGTTCCATGAACTTATGTGCCGCCTTCTCGATTTCTTTGCGTGAAGATCGGTCTCCCTGAAGATCGAATTCGTCCGGCACCGCAACAACACAAAAAACCTTATGCTCTTCGTCATCAACTTTGGCAATGGGCATGATCTTTTCGAGACTGCACTTCTTCAGCTCGCCGTCGCCCATAACCAGTCCTTGATCAATGGCCTTCTGTTTGGCCACTTTCTCAGACTCCGGGTCATCGGGATCATAAGGATAGGGTTTGCCGGTGTCGCCCCACTGCCAACACGGCTCACCGTCTACTGTAACGTTATTAAGTGGCATTAGATCACCTTGTCATATTCCCATTCCACCAAGCTGGGCGAAAAGCTTACGAACTTGCCACGGATACCACAGCCTGAGCAAATTGCACCCATGAATCTATCAGGATCTAGGCGGCAACGCTGGTGGAGACATTTGCGGGCAGATTTGCGTAGCCCTTTACATTGACCGGACATTAAGCATCCCTCTAAAAATCCACTAAAAATTCCACACAAATCAACAATATTTCTCGGCTTCAGGCCCAATCGCCCTCAGTTCTTCCCAGTCGTCTAACAGTGCTCGGCCCCGGCGGATCATATCTTTCCAGTCTTGGTATTCTTCGTCGGTCATTCCTCGGCCTTCTTCTTCTTGCGAGACTTGGGTTTGGGCTTTTCGACGCTGGGCTCTTCGAGACTAGCCCAGGTGCCGTCCTCTTGCTTAATCATTTGACGCATTGTTTAATCCACTCCCCGCTTTTCTATCGTTTCGATGCATCTGTCACCCGGATGGAGATAAGTGAACTTGGTGCCGGACGCTTCGTAAACCCCATCGGGCAAAATGCGAATAGAGCCGTTTGCCGCCATGCATTTTTCGCAGGTTCGTTCGTCTACTGTAGCCGTCCAAACACCAACGTATTTGTCCGGATCGAGAACACCCTGCTCTGTCATCTGCGAAACAGTATCCGCCCAACCGTGCTGAGATGCCTGAAGAGTCTCGTTGAGGGCGATCATGTCAGCTCTTTCTTTCAGGAGTTCTTGGCCGCGTTGAGCAATCAGTTTCCAGGCTTCTGATTCGGGTATTTCCTGTTCCATCAGAGAATTGCCATAGTTGTGCAACATCCTGGCCCGGTTAGCATCCAGGCCAATAAACTGTTTGATATAATTTCCCTGGTTGCTGTAAGACCAGCCTTCCTTGTATCCCTGAGATAATATGCTTCCGATGGCTTCGCGTTGGCTCTGGCTGATGTATTTGACCTCAGATGCCCCGAACTCATTAAGCCATGTCATGGCTTCCGGGTTCATCGATACCAGATCAAAACGGGCCTCGATACTCACATCATTTCTGATGTATTTCGAAGCCAGGTTCATGGTTATGCGGTAGCTGACTTCCAGGGAGGGGGCGGGCGTGTATTCAGCAAACCGGATAGCTGCCAGAATATCAGACACAGGTGCCTTGGATGCGACCAATAAGCTGATTGTCCCCCATGCGGTTTTGTCCACGGTTTTACGGACGGATTCGAGGAATGTCTCGGAAAGCTTCGCGGCCTGTTCATCCTCGTAAGCAAGCCGGTCATCAGGATATGGGTTTTTTAGTTTTCTGATATAGGACTTGGCAACCTGTCCGCCGCCGCCATCGTCCGCCTCCGGTTTACTAGCATCTTCGTTTGGTTCGGGCATGCCCATAGCGTTGAGCACCCATTTCTCCAGTTCGGGTGTGAACTTCATGCCGGAGCCAGTGAGCAGCCTTATGACGTTGGCTAACCTGCCAGGGTCGACACGCTTAACATCGCTATGCTTCAGCGTAGGAAAATTGTCAAACTTAAGAGGGTTCAGGGCTAAGAGCCGGGGGATTGCGTGGCTGTTGAACACCTCTGCAATCTCATCCAATAGGCCGGTCACCGCCAGGCTGAAGTAGTCCGTCTTGTCCTCTGAGAGGGCATATGAGCCGCCACTCCTTTGAACACCAAGCATGATGAACTCAGCCAGAGCGGTCTGGGCTATGCGGGTGTCGTATCGCTGGATGATCTGTTCTGCGTTGACCGGAGCTCGTGACTGGCCCGACAGCAATGTGAGATCGTATAGCTTTCTGCCGTCTTTGTCATAGACCAGGGGCATCAAAATGCCCTCTTTGTCGTCCCTCTTCAGGCCTTTGACAAGGTTCCTGGCGGCGTCCCTGGCGGCAACGGCTTTGGTATCGCCCGGAGCCGGGTTGGTGATGCTGGCCGGTGCCCAGAAGATGGGCATGCCCACGGAGTCCCTTTCTACTCCGATAGCCTCGAACTCCTCGATGTGGGTTTTGAAATACCATGGCTTGTAAGCCGTTCTGAGAATCGATCTACCCTCCGGAGAATCGAGGTCTTCGTCGGTCCTGAAGAGAAGGGCCTTCTGCAGAGGTATGAACGTGATATTGTAGTCTGGTGGCCCCTGCTGGTACATGCCTTCAAGCGATCCGTCTGGAGCCCATTTCCAGCCATTCAGAGATGATGCAGCACGGATGGGGATCTTGCGCCACCCTATATAGCCATCATCGAACTTGGACCGTTTGGTGCCGTCCTTCTGCTTCTGCCCAAGCCGTTGCTTGTAGATCAGCTCGTGGTAGGCCCAGCCATAAGGGAGTACGGCGGAAAGGATCTGAGAGATGAGAGCCTGCCAGCTGTGGGACATGTCGTTACGGCACGAGTCCACAAACTCGGAAACCTCTTTGTCGCCCGAGGATTCGCCGCCCGGTTCCATGTACCATTTGACAGACCTGCAAAAAGACTTGATCGTGAACAGCAGAGCGCCTATCATCGGATCGTTATCAGACATTTCACGATATACGTTGACGCCCGCCTGGCCTGATAACTCGCGTAGCCATTCTTCGGCCACATCGTTACCAAACCGACGGAGACCCGTAACGCCCAGCTCTTGGTAGATGTCTATCTTTGTGGGTTCAGTGTCTGCCATGTTTATCTCCAAATTGATTCTTCATAAAGGGCATCGGGTGCACATATAGGAGCCACTTCGTTGAGCCCCAGGGCATGCCATGAATACGCTAGCGCATCACACATATCATCGTGAGCGCCCATTGGAAACGAGAGAAGTTCAGATTCGAACTCAGGGGGCAGCCCCCTGACATGATAGACCTGTCCGAGTTCGTACCGGGCCTCCAGGGGGGCGAACCTTGAGACTTTGTCGCTGATGGGCTTGATGCCGCGCACATTTAGCAACGAATCGGCGGACAGCTGTTGAATGAGAGCCTTTTGATAGTTGACTTCTTCAATGGCCACAACGAAAGGATTCCATTTTGCAGCAAGTTGTTCTATGAACACGATCTGTTCATTGAATGAGCCCCGCATCCTCTGGACGTCTAAGACATGGAGATTGCCTTGGATGTCTCTGCCCAGGACAACAACCGCCGTATAGTCTGCAGTCGCCTTTTCCGATATGGCGAGGT